CTATATCAGAAGGCAGAGTAGTAAAAGGTTAATTACTCACTAGGAGGATATTATAATGGCTAGTAATACTTCAGACCAATTTTTTGAGCCAAGTACGGATACCAATGCTAACTTTGGTAACTCTGTAAGTGGCCAAGCTAATTCATTCTTTTTACCAAAAGTTTATTCCAAACAGGTTCTAAACTTTTTTCGTAAGGCTTCTGTAGCTGAAGCGATAACCAACACAGACTATGCTGGTGAAATTGCAAACTTTGGTGATACCGTAAGAATTATCAAAGAGCCTGTCATCTCTGTTGATCAGTATGAAAGAGGACAGGATATAACTGCGACTAAACTAACTGACCAAGAAGTTACTTTGATCGTAGATATAGCAAACGCATTTAAGTTTATAGTCGATGACATTGAAACTCAAATGTCTCACGTTAACTTCCGTGACGTAGCAACATCTTCAGCAGCTTACGCATTGCGTGATGCTTTTGACACAGGTGTTATTGCTACTATGTTCTCTGGAGTTTCATCTTCAAGTCCAGATCACGTACTAGGTTCAGACAATGCGACTGACCTTGCTGCTGGAACTTTTGATGGCACAGGTAACTTAGACATTGGTTTTGGAACTGACGAACATGACCCAATTGATGTTATGGCAAAAATGGCTAGACTTCTTGACGAACAAAACGTACCTGAAGAAGGTCGTTGGTTCTTAGCAAGTCCTGACTTTTATGAAGTGCTTTCTCAAAGTGCCTCTAAACTTTTGTCAGTAGACTACAATGCTGGTCAAGGTTCAATTCGTAACGGGCTAGTATCTTCTGGTAAGTTGCGTGGATTTAATATGTACAAAACAAACAACATAGCAGATACTTCTAACGCTGCTGGTAAGTGTTTGGCTGGTCATATTTCTTCTACTGCTACTGCTCAGACTATCACTAGCACTGAAGTTCTCCGTGACCCTGATAGCTTTGGAGACATTGTACGTGGATTACACGTCTATGGAGCTAAAGTTCTTCGAGGCGAAGCACTCGTTTCAGCGTTCTACGGAATTGACTAATATGGTAAGGGGGCTTAATTGCCCCCAAACCTTTTTGTACGTTCATCTTGTATAAGACGGAAGTAGGAGAATAATCCCCGAAGGAACGCATTAACTTGTAACTGGAGGTGTATTATGACTGATTATTATAGAGGTATAAGAGTAACTGTAAAAGCTAAAGATGAATCCGAAAAGAATGGAAACAAATTTATTTATCGAGGTGTTAAATACACTAAAGATAATAAAGAAAATAATGTTCCGTCTTCAGGAGTTTATAGAGGCATTAGATGGGAAGATAAGTAAGGAGACTTTATGCCACAACTAGGATCAGAAGAAAAACCAATTGTCATGCACACAGGAACGACTGTCAGTAAAGAAAGCCGTTACCGTAAAGGGTTTGACAAAAAAAAGTATGACGAAAACTATGATCGTATTTTTCGTAAAGATAAAGAAGATACACAAGAACGACCATGTGTAACTTGTTTATGTGACTAACTAGATACCGCAAGGGTCTAACAATTTACCGAAAGGGAAGGAGTATGATATGAATCAATTAGCAATAAATGACTTTAATAATTTTTTAGTAGGATTTGACAGACTACAAGATATGTTTATACATGGCAATAGTCGAAGTGCCTATCCTCCATATAATTTAATTAAAGTTAAAGAAAATGAATATAAAATAGAGATTGCTTTAGCAGGTTGGAATAAAGATGACATTGAAGTTGTCCATACTAAAACTGATGCTATGCTAACTATTAAAGGTAAAAAACAAACTTCTGATAAAGATAGTTATTACCTACATCGAGGAATTAGTGGTAAATCTTTTGCACATAATTTTGCATTAGCAGAACACGTTGCAATAGAAAATGCTGATTTTACAGATGGACTATTAACAGTTTCATTAGGAATTAAAATTCCAAAGGAACAACAACCACAACAAATTAAAATAAAATAGAGGGTACTTAGATGTTGATAATGCCAATGCCAGAACAACCTAAACCTGAAGAACAAAAACAGGTAAAAGAAGGTATAGAACAGTATTCTAGTATTTACGAATTAGAAAATAAATTCTACAATGCTGGAAAAGCTCAGGGATCTAAATATAGTTTTGAACAACGTATGAAAACTGCTCTCTAATGGCAACTACATATCTTCAATTAACTAACGAACTGTTGAGGGAGTTTAACGAAGTAGAGTTAACTTCCTCAAACTTTTCGTCATCTGTAGGTGTTCAAAGTCACATTAAAGACTTAGTTAATCGTGCATACCTTGATATGGTTAACGAGGAACCACAGTGGCCTTTTTTAGCTGCTGGTGAATCAGGTTCTACTGATCCTTTATATGGAAATACATTTGTAGAAACAGTAGCAGGTACACGTTGGTATGAACTTAAAGAATCTTCAAGTAGTATTGTAGATGATTTTAGTTATGTAGATTGGGATAATTTTCTTTTAACTACTGTAGGTGTAAGTGGAGAAAGCGCTCCGCACACAATACGTAACTTACGATTTACAACAATTGAAGAGTGGAAAGATTATTTTAGACTTGCACAAAATAGAGATGATGCTGATCAAGCTAATGGAGGAACTCCTGATAGAGTTATAAAAAGTCCAGACAACAGAAAATTTGGACTGTCTCCAATACCTGATAAAATTTATCGTATTTATTTTTATGCGTATAATTTACCGACAGAACTATCAGCACATGGAGACAATATAGTTTTTCCAGATTTGTATGTGCCAGTTCTTATTAATCGTGCAAGATATTATATGCACCAATTTAAAGATAATCCGCAAGCTTCTGCTTTTGCATTAGAAGATTATAAACGTGGGCTTAAAACAATGAAATATCATTTAATGGAGCCTACACCAAACTACGTAAAAGACGATAGAATAAGGTTTGTATAATGCCACAATCACAACCATACGCTATACCTTTAACTGGTGGACTAAATACGAATGTTAATCAGTTTCAACTATTAGCTCAACCCGGATTTGCCCGTAAGCTTGAAAATTTTGAAGTTGATATAGATGGTGGGTATAGACGAGTCAATGGCTTCTCAGCTTTTGGTGGTGCAAGCGCAGCAAGACCTAATAGTGATAATGCTATTCTAGGTCTTTTTATTTATGCAGGTGGAGTAATAGCTGCAAGCGGAACAAACATTTATTTTACAACTGATGGTACATCTTGGTTACTTATGAATCGTAGTAGTGTATCCGCAAGTGGAGATAACTTTAGTACGTTTTCAGGTCGCTCTACAGCAACAAGAACAAACCAAGGACAAGTAAATTTTGCATTGTACGAGGGTGCAACAGAACATGGTGAGCTTTTAATTACAGATGAAGGTGGTAGTAACAAACCTTTATTTATAAAAATAACAGGAACAGGGGCAGTAGGTAATAGAACATTTTTTGTTAAAGACATAACTATATCAGGAAGCGCTACGGCAAAGGTTGGAGTAATACATGATAAACATTTTGTGGTTGCAGGAGATCCTGATAATCCTAATCAATTATCGTTTTCTGGCACAAATGACGTTGATGATTTTAGTTCAACAGGTTCGGGTAGTGTTGTAATAGAAGATAAAATTATAGGACTTCGATCTTTTCGTGATGACTTAATAATATTTTGTCTAAATAGTATACACAGATTAGAAAACATTAATAACAGTTCAACAATTGCTGTTGTACCTGTAACAAAAAACGTAGGATGTTTAGCTAACGGCAGTATACAAGAAATAGGCGGTGACTTAGTATTTTTAAGTCCTGACGGAATTAGAACTCTTGCAGGAACAGTGCGTATAGATGACGTTGAATTAAGCTCTGTAAGTAGAGCAATACAACCTTTAATACGTGATATTGTTTCAAATATGGCAAATAATATTTTTACAAGTGTAGTGCTTCGTAATAAATCACAATATAGAATATTTTATACAACACTTGCTCAGTCTCCATCTTTCTCAAAAGGTATTATAGGTACGATAAGAGATAAAGGATTTGAATGGTCAGAAACAAAAGGTATACAAGCGAGAGCTATCACTTCTGGTTTTGATACAGATAACAATGAGCAATTTTATCATGGTGATAATGATGGCTATATTTATGTGCATGACACAGGAAATTCATTTGTACATGATGGGTCAACAGCTAGTATAGAAGCAACCTATCAATCTCCAGACTTTGACTTTGGAGACTACGGAACACGTAAAACTATGAATTACGTAAAAATATCTATATCACCTGAAGGAACGTGTCAACCAATTTTAAGAGTTCGATACGATTATGAAGATACTAACATACCACAACCAAGTGATTATACAATTACTAATGTAAGAGTACCAGCAGTATTTGGTTCCGCAGTATTTGGCACAGCAGAGTTTGGAGGAACGCAAGATCCGATGATACGTCAGACAGTGCAAGGAACAGGTAACACAACAAGTTTTAGAATACGGTCAACAGATACAAATCCTCCGTATGCACTTAATGGGTTGTACATAGATTACACGCCAATAAATAGGAGATAGTTTAAATGGTAGCGTACACAAGACAAAGCACAATTTCAGATGGAGATACAATTACTGCTGCATTATTTAACGATGAATACAATCAGCTTTTATCTGCATTTTCTTACGCTTCATCAGGAACCACAGGACATAAACATGATGGAACTGCTGGAGAAGGTGGTAACATTCCACAAATAGGTGATCAAGATTTTTTAAATAAAATAGTAACCGATAGCACAAATAATCGCTTTGGTATTTTTGTACAAGTATCATCAAGCGCAGTAGAACAAATACGAATCCAAGATGGTGCAATCGTACCAGTAACAGACAACGACATAGATTTAGGAACAAGCTCAGTAGAGTTTAAAGATGCTTTCTTTGATGGCACAGTAACAACAGATGCGCTTGTAGCTGATACTGCTGACATTAACGGTGGTTCAGTAGATGGCGCTGCAATAGGTGCAAACTCAGCAAGTACTGGAGCTTTTACAACCTTAACAGCTAGTGGTAATTTTACAGGCTCTGGAACTATTGAGGGTACTACCATAACAGCTACAACTGCTTTTGTACCTGATGCTTCAGACGGAGCAGCGCTAGGTACAAGCTCTTTAGAATTTAGTGATCTTTTTCTTGCAGATGGTGCAGTCATAAGTTTTGGTGATGATGATGATGTTACATTAACACACGTAGCAGATACAGGACTATTACTTAGTGGTACAAGTCAACTACAGTTTAATGATGCTAGTCAAAATATCACAGCACCTTCAGCAACCGTACTAGATATTAATGCTACCGATGAAATAGAACTTAATGCTACTCTTGTAGATATTAACGCTAACGTAGAAGTTTCAGGAACTCTTACAGTTGCTGGAGCTGTAGATTTTGGCGATGCAGCACTAAGTAATGTTGGTGCAGTACAACTAGATAGTATCGCAGGAGATGGTGATACAAATACTTCTATAACCTTTAGTGGTTCAGATGTTATTACAATAGCAACAGGTGGTACAACAGCCATGACAATTGATGCAAGTCAAAATGTTGCAATTGCAGGAGACTTAACAATTACAGGAGATGACCTAACAATGGGTACAAATACTTCTGGAATGTTATTGATTGCTGATGGTACAAATTTTAATCCTACAGCAGTTACCTCACTATCAGAAATATCTACAGTAGCAAATGATGATGTATTTTTAGCTATTGATACTTCTGGTGGTGGTCTAAAGAAAATTGCAAGGTCTGCTATTGTATCAGGTTTAGCAACATCAAGTGCAATATCAAATGTTGTAGAAGATACTTCTCCACAACTCGGAGGTAATTTAGATACAAACTCACATAATATTTTAATTGATGATGCACATTTTATTGGTGATGAAAATGGTAATGAGCAAATTATTTTTCAAACTACAAGCTCTGCCGTAAATCAAATTGATGTAACAAATGCAGCAACAGGTAACGCACCAGAAATATCTGCAACTGGTGGTGATACAAATATTAGTTTAAAATTAACTCCAAAAGGCACTGGTCAAGTTGTAATTGATGGTAACGTAGGTATTGAAACAGGCGTTATAGATTTAAAAAATGGTGGTTCACAGTCTGCGGTAAGATTATATTGTGAATCTTCTAACCTTCACTACGCAGCAATACAAGCACCAGCACACTCTGATTTTTCTGGAAATGTTACTTTAACACTTCCTGCCACAACAGATACTTTAACAGGTATCGCAGCTACTCAAACATTAACTAACAAAACTTTAACTAGTCCTGTTTTAAATACAGCTACAGTTGGAACATCTATTGTGCCTTCTAGTGCTGACGGGGCCACACTAGGTACTGCTTCAGCAGAGTTTTCTGATTTATTTTTAGCAGATGGTGGTATTATTAAATTTGGTAATGATCAAGACGTAACTTTAACGCACGTTGCAGATACAGGTTTATTATTAAATAGCACTATGCAACTTCAATTTAACGATGCAAGTCAAAATATAAATGCTCCAAGTGCAACTGTTCTAGATATTAATGCGACAGATGAAATAGAGTTAAATGCAACACTAGTAGATATTAATGCTAACTTAGATGTTTCTGGAACTTATACTGGTGGTGGTCTAATGACTACTGGAGGAAATATTGTGATACCAGATGCAGGAAATATTGGCTCTGCTACCGATCCAGACGCAATGGCTATTGCCTCAAATGGGGCGGTTACGTTTTCACAAGTTCCCTCTTTTCCTAATGACACTATAGAAACAGCAGATGTTCAAGATAATGCCATAACTTTAGCAAAAATGGCAGGATTGGCACGAGGAAAAATCATAGTTGGTGATTCAAACGGAGATCCTTCTGCTCTTGCACTTGGAAGCAATGGTCAAGTTTTACAAAGTGACGGCAATGATCTTGTTTTTGGAAGTGTTGCTACCAGCGCAGCATTAGATGACATAACTACAGGTGATGCAGAAAGCACACTGGCTACCAGTGCAGGTAACATTATTATTGACGCTCAAGGAAATGATGCTAATGTAATTATTAAAGTAGATGACAATGGATCTTCTGTAACTGCGGTTACATTTGATGGTTCTGATGAAGGTAACGCTATCTTTGTCAATGACGTACAATTAAAGTCAGACAGCGCTGTATTAGAGTTTGGAGCTGATTTAGACACTACACTTACACATACAGACGGTACAGGATTAACATTAAATAGCACAAATAAATTAACCTTTGGAGATGCTGCAAGTTTTGTACAGCAATCTAGTGATGGCGTATTAAGAATAGATGGTGAAGCTACAATTGATTTAAATGCTTCTACGGCTGTCACTATAAGCAATGATTTAAAGTTAGATAGTGATGCAGCAGTATTAGGCTTTGGTGCAGACAATGATGTATTGTTAACACACGTAGCAGATACAGGTCTTACTTTATCAAGTGGTACTAATGCTACAACACTGCAAATAGATTCAAATGCGTCTGATAATAGTGTTGCACCAAAAATACTTTTTAATAGAACAAGTGATTCACCTGCTGATGATGACCCTTGTGGTGCTTTGCATTTTGATATGGAAAATGATAACAATGAACAATTTCAAGCGGCTATAATACAAGTCACAGCAAAAGATGTTTCTGATGGATCAGAAAATAGTCAAATTGAATTCAAGACAATGAACAGTGGTTCACTTAGCAATACCGCTATTATGGATCAAAACAATGATTTTGTTGTTTACGGTAGTATAAGAGCAAATGATGATATTTTAGGTGGTATAGCTAATCCTTTTTCTGCAAGTTACAGAATAAATATATTATATAAAGCAGGTCGTGGGGGTATTGTCGGAAGGGCAGTAGATTCAGCAGCTAACTATCCTTATACTTTTCAAAACAACTCTGGAACTAATGTTGGCTATATTTATTCAACTACATCAACTACTGTTTACTATGCCGCTTCAGATTATAGACTAAAAGAAAATATAGTTGATATTACTGACGGAATTACAAAAGTAAAACAGTTAAAACCAAGACGATTTAACTTTAAAACTGAAGCAGATCAAACAGTAGATGGTTTTATTGCTCATGAAGTAGAATCTGTGGTTCCTAGTGCAGTAGTTGGTGAAAAAGATGCTGTAGATGATGCAGGTAAACCTGAAGCTCAAATGCTTGATAAAGCACATTTAGTTCCTGTTTTAACAGCGGCACTTAAGGAAGCAGTTGCCAAAATAGAAGCTCTTGAAACAAGAGTGGCTGCACTAGAGGGTTAATAAATGAAACTAGAGCAATCTCAAGATACTTTATTGTTAAACATATGTGAACTAAGCGCTAGAATAGAAGCTCACGAAGTTCAATGTGAAGAAAGAACTAAAACAATATTTAACAGATTAGAGGCTATAGAAGAAAACATTAGTAATTTAAATTCACTATTAACTAAACTAGGAATTATTTTATTAACGGGTATGGGTGGTTTAATTGTAACTTTATTATTGAGAACCACATGACTAGAAAAAAGAAAGACCCTAGAGTAGGCACTGGAAAGAAACCTAAAGGTAGCGGAAGGAGGCTATACACAGATGAAAATCCAAAAGACACTGTCTCAATTAAGTTTGCGA